TCAACAGGTCAGAGTATATGAAAACACTCTCTCCTTTAAGAGATGCTATTAAGTATGTTAGGAAGTTACACGAAGAGCACGGTTATATTTTCCATGTGATCACTTCGCAGACTAACTGTAAACTTGCTCAAGAGTATAGGAAAGAGAACTTAAGAAATGTTTTCGGTGATACTATGTGGGATGGCTTTACTATCTTAAACACTGGTCAGGACAAAGACGAAGCTCTCAAAGAGTGGGTCAATACTGAATGCTGGTGGATAGAAGATAAAGCTGCTAACATAGGTATGGGTAACGATGCTGGTTTAAAAGGTATCCTTATCGATCACCCTTGGAACCAAACTTGTTCTTACGAATGTGAGAGGGCAAGAACTTGGAAAGATGTTTATGAAATTATTACAGGAGTTTAATATGAGTACAGTTATAGCAGACAAGCAAGAGCGAGATACATTTTTAAGAACTAAGAATAGATTCTATATTGCAGGTTGGGTAGCCAACGAATGTTCTGAGAATCCACAAGTATTACCTGAATCAATGAAAGGTGATCCTGTTGGAGAGAAACAATTCGAAGATTATCTATCTGGATATGGTGATTCACTTGCCAATGGGGAATGTTTAACTGCGGGATATGAGCAGTTCTACAGTTAATAATATGTATAAATAAGCTTATATCACTATAGGATCAATGATGTCGACGACGGAACGTTTAGACCTGCTCAACGAAAAGATGAAGCAGATGGGAATGATGGGGCAATGGTATCAAAGGTATGACATAAGTACTAACGCTCAAGAATGTAAACAGATCATTAAAGAGTTAAAAGAAGAATTAGATCCACCGTGTGGTATGAGTCACAAATAAAGATGGAGGTACGTATGGCGTTATTAGAAGACGTTGTGTTGTTTTGCAAAAGGGAATTAAATATTCCTGAGGAAATTCTTGTATCAATCGAAAGCGAAGATATAAGTGAGGACAACGTAAAGGGCTGGACAACAGACTCTGCAGAAGACGATGAATACGATATTGAAATTGACACACACTTAGGCTTCAAAGAAGCTATCATTACAGTATGTCACGAAATGGTGCATGTACAACAATTACACGAAAACCGTGAGCTAGACGAAGTCGAAGCTTATGAAAAAGAAGAACTACTATATAAAAAGTATATAAATAGTTCTCAGTGATCTATATCTTCACTCTAAAAAAGATATTTTTGTTTAAATAAAAAAGGAAATAATATGTTTAAAAAACTACTGGTCGCGACGGCGGCAATGGCAGTATCTGCGACTACGGTTGCTGGTATAAGCCTATCAGGTTTATACGAGGGAACGCTGGATTCACATGGCGCTTACACTCAAGACATAACAACTACAATGAAAGGAACTCAAGGTAACTCAACTGTAACGGTTGTACTTGATAAAGACTTTGCTGTAGATGATATGTATGTTGAAACTACAACAGGTCCACTAACTTTTAAGATTGGTGATTGGTCTGGAGATGATCCAGATTCAACTGTTCTAGGTGTTACAATGAAAGCTGGTGCAATCACAATTGGTCTTAATCAGATCTCTGGTGGTTCAACTACGGTTGATGCATCTGGTGTTGTAGGTGGTATAACAGTCGCAATGACTGATGTAACTGCAACTACAAGAGAAACAACAGCAACTTATACTGCGGGTGGCGTAACAGCTAAAGTAGTATATAATAAAGTAACTGCTGGTAATAACATTGATACTACTTTCTCAACTACTGTTGCAGGTTTAACGCTTAGCGCTACTCATGATTCAAATGCAGACGGTACATCTACAAACGAAGGTTCTGTTTCAAGAGATATCCTTGGTTTAGGTGTTGTTAAAGGTACGATGTCTAAGACATCTGCTGGTGTTACAGCTAAGACAATTGCTATAACACGTGGTATATGGACTGCTGATTGGACTAAGACTGGAAGCGCTGATGGCGTATCTACTCTTAAGGCTAGTCTAGCATTTTAAAAGAACTTAGGTGGTATTCACCCACTAAGTAGTAGTAACTCCTGGGGATCTTCTGGGTCCCCAACCTTATTTTATTGGAGAGATCATGAACAATACAAAATTAATGAGTGAGCACTATAAGGACGATGGTAGTGTAGCAAAGATTTATCAAGTAGTAACAGGAATGGATGGAGAACATTCATTCTTTTCGATCACATATAAAGACCCAAATGGTAACAGAATTATGCAAGAGGATTTTCCTTTTAAAGCATTAGGCTATGTAGAAGATGCAGCAGATAACTGGACTAAGGGTATCAAATTACTAACGGAAGGGTAACATGTCAGATTTCGATTTCGGTTTTACGCTAGTTGATGAGTCAGATTTAGATGTCTCAAAAGAATTAGCATCAGCCTCAAAAGCTAGTACGTCTGCACAAGACAAACTAGACACATTATATAATGCAATCACACCTTTACTTAATAACTTAAAGGCTAATCCTGAAAGGGAATATATTAAATGGCCTAATAGAGTAGACAAGGTAGAAGCATTTGAAACACACATACAAAAAATATATAAAGGTTAGTATGTACATTGACACATTCTATGTTATAATAGATGTATCAACAAACAAATAGGAATATATTATGGCAAGACGTAAGATGAGTGAAGAGCAACGTGCAGCAGCAGCGGCTAACTTAGCTAAAGCAAGAGCGGCGAAGAAACCCACAACCTATAAGAATATTGCAGCTAATGTATTAGCATTAGACGAAGATCATGGTCTATCCATGGTTAACGTGAAGCTATACATTAAGTCTACTAAAGAGAAACTATCTGCACTGCGTCAAGCAATTCATCGTGGTGAGAGAGGAGCTCAAGCGAAGTATGAATCAGCAAGGATCTATAAGAACCATTGCGAGACATACCTACGTGAAGGTGTATGGTCATTAGACTTTTATGGTGAGAACGAAGAGAAGACAATGTATTGGAAGACTCTTAGTCCAGCGTATGATAAAGATGGGATACAAAAATAATGGAAGATATCAATAAGAAGTCTTTCTCAAATTTAGTTGAAACTTTCGTTAGAACACATAGAGGCACCAATTACATTGATGCTATTATAGATGTATGTGAGGACAACGAGATCGATCTTAGGGACAGTAAGAAACTTATCTCTAAGGAGATTATAGAACACGTTGAGTTCGAAGCGAAGGAGCTTAACTTATTACAAGGGGGTAACCCAACCTATGTGTTGCCTATATGAGAATGACGGGATATGAAGCATTTACAGTTCACAACGCAGTTAACCTACATTTCAATGGAACTTACGATTGTTTTAAGTATAATTTTAAAACAAATGTAACGCAGAAGACTTATTGGGGAAGACCTGATAAGTTTCAATTAACAAAGATAGGTAAACGGTTTAAGACACGTGACGACATTGCATTATACTTTGCTGCACATCAAGTAGCAGGTAATAAGTATAGTAGTGATATGGTACGTGACGAGGATACGTATACAACATTCTTAAAGAAGATAGACAGTTTATCTTATGTATTTAGGAATGAGTTAGAAGAAATTTCAGATGTAAAGTTTGATGAACTCTTGGAAATAAACGAAACATATCCAAGAATAGTCCAGCTTCATCTTGAAGGGACGGTGTCTTTAGAGACATTGTGTATAGTAAACCGCTTGACTGGGTTTATTGATAAGGCGAACAAGGAGATCACAGAAACTATTTTGTGGCCGGACTTGTTTAAGAAGATATCTAAGTATCAGTCTTTCTTAAGGTTCGATGACAGTAAGATGAGAAAGATTATCGTAGATATTTTTAAATAAAGTATGTACTTTTATCATAACTATGATATAATATATACTGATACAAAGCAATATAAATTAATATAAAATTTTAAAGGAGATAGACAATGAGTTTTGCAGACTTAAAAGCGAAAGCTAGTGACATGAGTTCACTAGTAGGTGCGGCTGGAACAGGCACTAAAGATAAGAAATCATTCGGCGACGACCGTATGTGGAAACCATCAGTAGATAAAGCTGGTAACGGTTATGCCGTTATTAGATTCTTACCTGCAGTCGAAGGTGATGATTTACCTTGGGCTAAATTCTGGGATCACTTCTTCCAAGGTCCAACTGGTCAATGGTATGTAGAGAAATCTCTAACTACTATACAAAAGGACGACCCTGTGTCAGAAATGAATTCTAAACTTTGGAATACAGGTATAGAAGCGGATAAAGATATGGCTCGTAGACGTAAGCGTAGGCTTCACTATGTGTCAAATATCTATGTCGTTTCAGATCCGGAGAATCGTGAGAACGAAGGTAAGGTAATGTTATACACTTATGGTGCTAAGATCTTTGAGAAGATCATGGACTCTATGCAACCTAAGTTTCAAGATGAGTCAGCTGTCAATCCATTTGATATGTGGAAAGGCGCTAACTTCAAGATGAAGATTGCACAGGTTGCGGGATTCCGTAACTATGATCGTTCTGAGTTTGGTGCTGCTGAAGCATTGAATGCAGATGATACAGCGTTGGAAGGTATATACAACCAGCAGTTTGCTCTAAAAGAGTTTACTGATCCTTCTACGTTTAAATCTTATAGTGAGCTTAATCTTAAGTTGACTAGAGTTTTAGGTGAAGAGATCACTAGTCGTAATGAAACTGATTATATCGATCAAGACATTGCTGGAGATCAAGACAATGCAGCTGAACAAGCTTTCATCAATGCAGATCCTGTTGCGGTTGCAGCAGATCCGGTCGCACGTGCTGATAAAGACAATGACGACACGATGAGTTATTTTGCTAAGTTAGCAGCTGAAGCTTAAGAGTTAAATCTGAGAACCCCCTTAATCGGGGGTTTTTTATTATCTAGGGCCTTTTGCCATATGATGTCTATTTTCTTTAGCCGGAGTAATAAATATTGTTTCATTAATGATATTATTTACGGTTGTGATAGCCCCACCCATGATTTGATCTCCCTGATCTCCATAGATACCAACTCCAGTTCCATATTGTATACTATCATCCATCACATCCATTGGAGCATAGTCTTTAGTAAAAAGAGATAACCCTCCCATCATTTCTGCTCTCTTTTTTTCTTCGAGAAGTTTCTGTTTCTTTTTCCATGCAGGGTGTCCTGTATTCAAAGATGACAGTGGTGTCAGAGTAGTTGATGGATTATTTATTTGAGCAGCCATACCCCTTAATGTAGTTTCATCCCAACCTTGTTTCATTAATTCTTGTATATAAACCTCTTGTGCCG